AAGATATAACAAAAAACGCAACAACTGGTGCAATTACATCTAACGCATCTTACGGACAAACTATTAGAGGTGGTGTTCAATCTCTATCAGGAGCCGGTGCAGTTGATCTAACTAACCTAATTACTGAAGTAACTACTACTGGAGCTAATGCATTAACTTTAGCTGATGGTACAACTTCAGGACAAATTAAAATCATTAACATGATTGTTGACGGTGGAGACGGGACTTTAACTCCAACTACTTTTGCAAACGGAACTACAATTACTTTCGATGCAGTAGGAGAGTCAGCTACTTTAGTTTGGAACAGCACTGTTGGTTGGGTTGCAACTTCAACAGTTGGTGCAACAATAGCGTAATAATTAATTTAATGTGGGGCTTAGGCCCCGCATAAAATATAAGGAGAAAAATTATGTCAATAGGCGGAGGCGGATCATTTTCAAGTGATCAAACAACGTTACAAAAAGATACGGGCGCTATATCATTGTTAAGAGCAGGTAGAGCTAGAGTTACTTCTATTCAAGGTAGAGGTGAAGCAGGTTCTGTTATAACTTTACATGATTCGGCTACTACAGGTGGTGCGGGTGCTGGTAACTTAATGGCAACTTTTAAATACGATACTGAAGGTTTAGCAGTTTATGTTCCAGGTTCTGGAATTCTTTTTAAAGATGGAATTTGTGCAACTTTAACACAAACAACAGGATCTGACGGAAGCGTTACGTTAACTATCACAGGAGCGTAGTATGGCTAACACTACCTCTGGTTCTTATTCTTTTGATAAGAACCTCGGAATAGATGAAATTATTGAAGATGCGTATGAACGTATTGGTATGCAAAGTGTTTCTGGTTATCAATTAAAAACTGCGAAACGATCTTTAAATATTTTATTTTCTGAATGGGGAAACAGAGGCTTACAATTTTGGGAAGTAAAAAATCAAAATGTTACATTGGTCGATGGACAAGCAGTATATACTTTTTTTAGATCCCCGGCTGATGGTACGTCAAGCGGTGTTAGTACAACCTTATCTGCAGGAATAAATACAACAGTTACTACTATTGGTGTTGCTTCTGTTACAGGACTTCCTACAGCAGGTGGTATAATTATTATTGGAACAGAACAAATTACTTATTCTGGAATTTCTTCATTAAATTTAACTGGATGTGTTAGAGGTGTTAACGGTAGCACTGCTGCCACTCATAGTACAAGTGATGCAGTTTTACAATTTCCAATTGGAATGACAGATATTCAAGAAGCTAATCATAGAGTTAAATCAACTTCTGTTGACACACCTATGACAAGAATTAGTAGATCACAGTACCAAGGATTTTCAAATAAAACTTCTACAGGTTTACCTACTCAATATTGGGTCCAAAGATTTATAGATAAAGTTACTATGACTTTATATTTAACTCCTGGTGCAGCTCAGGATGGTAACTATATTAATTTTTATTACACAAAAAGAATTGATGATGTAGGAGCATATACAAATGCAACTGATGTTCCTTATAGATTTGTACCGTGTATGATAATGGGCTTAGCTTATTACTTAGCTATAAAATATGCACCACAAAGAGTTCAAGAATTAAAATTATTATATGAAGATGAATTAAAAAGAGCAGAGTCTGAAGACGGTTCTTCTAATTCTACTTATATATCACCTAAAATTTATTACCCAGGAGTCTAATGACTACTTTTGCATCCGGTAAATTTGCTTTAGCTATCTCTGATAGATCAGGTATGGCTTTTCCATATAATGAAATGGTTAGAGAATGGACTGGTGCTTTGGTCCATGTTTCAGAGTACGAGCCTAAACAACCACAATTAGATCCTAAGCCTACAAGTGCAGATCCACAAGCTTTACAAAGAGCTAGAACTGCTAGAACAGAATTTCCAACAGAAGATTTTTTACCAGAAAATCCTTTTGTAACTGCATCTAATACTACATTAAAAATTAATTTTCCAAATGGTGATTTACAGGTAAATGATTTTGCAAGATTTAGAAATGTTAAATCTCCGGTAGGTGGTGTTGCAGTGTCAACACTACAAATGTCTACAACATTAAATGGAGCAATAACAGATAATGCTACTACAATTAATTTAACTGATGGGTCACAGTTTCCTACTTCAGGTTTTATTGTAATAGAAAAAGTTTTAACTTCTTCAGATACAACAAACCCACTTCTTGTTGGAACATACCAAAATGAAGTTATACAATACACAGGAAGATCCACACATCAATTAACAGGTTGTACTAGAGGAACAAGTGCACCTTACAGAGGAGTTTCTCCTGAATCTACAGTTGCTGGATCTCATTCTAATTTAGCAAAAGTTTTTGGTTGTTATAAAGTTGTTTCTTTAAATGAAACATCAATACCAAGCACAGGTCAACCATCTACAACTACACAATTTGATGGTATAAATGTCACGTTAACTAACACTGCATCAAGTACAGAAACAGGAGGCGGTTTCCAGTGTACAATTGGGCCCATAAATGATAGAGGTTAATTATGTCAGGAATTTCAAAATATACATACACAACATTAAAACAAGCTATCTTAGATTATACTGAAGTAGATGATTCTGTTTTTACAACAACTGTTTTAGATGGTTTTATTATGTCTGCAGAAATGAGAATTAATCAAGAGCTTCCAACAGATGCAGACAGATTTGTTCAAGAAGGTACTTTAGTTGCAGATGATAATACTATTAATGCACCTGCAGGAACTTTGTTTATAAGAGGTATTGAAGTTTTTGATTCAACTTCAGTTACTACAGGAAAAGGAACTTGGTTAGAAAAAAAAGATCAAACTTATTTATCAGAATACACAGACAGATTAACAGGCACAGAAGGAGATCGAACAGCACAAGATGTTACGGGACTTCCTAAGTATTATGCTATGTTTGGTGGAGCAACAAGTAATACTACAACCACTTCTGGAGGTATGTATTTAGCACCCACTCCAGATGCAAATTATATGTTTAGAGTATATTATAATAAATATCCTACAGGATTGGGTTCAGGATCAGATGGAGCAGCAGAGACTTATTTAAGTACTTATTTCCCACAAGGTCTTTTATATGCTTGTTTAGTAGAAGCGTTTGGATATTTAAAAGGTCCAACAGATATGTTGACATATTATGAAAATAGATATAAAAATGCAATACAACAGTTCGCAGGAATGCAACTGGGTAGACGAAGACGAGACGATTATACTGACGGAACAGTTAGAATACAAGTTAAGTCCCCGTCTCCATAAATAAGGAGAAAAAATTATGGCAATAACATCGGCAATATGTAACAGTTTTAAAAATGAACTTATGACTGCGACACATAACTTTACTGCGTCTACAGGAAACTCATTTAAAATTGCACTTTACACAAGTTCAGCGACTTTAAGTGCGTCTACTACAGCTTACAGTGCAACAAATGAAATCACTAATGCTTCTGGATCTGCATACACAGCAGGTGGAAAAGCATTAACAAACATTACTCCATCTTTAGATGGTTCAACAGCTTGTGCTGATTTTGAAGATATTAGTTTTACGTCAGCTTCATTCACAGCTAATGGATGTTTGATTTACAATGATACTGCAACCGGAGACCCTGCAGTTTGTGCAGTGGCTTTTGGTGGAGATAAAACAGTTTCAAGCGGAACTTTTACAATTCAATTCCCTGCTAAAGCAGCAACAACAGCTATAGTTAGAATAGCATAAGGAGACAATCCTTATGGCTAACACTTGGAGCACAGGCGTCTGGGGTCAAAATGAATGGGGCGATCAAGGTCCTATTGTACTTGAATTAACAGCACCTTCTGCAACTACTTCAAGTGTAGGAAGTGTTGTAGCCGCTCAAGAAATAACCGTAGCAATAACAGGTTCAGGTGCTACATCTTCATTAGGATCTTTAACAACAACTCAACTTTCAATTGTAGATTTAACGGCTCCAAGTCAAATGACTTCTGAAGTCGGAGACTTTGATAATGCCGGTACGTTAGTCGGTTGGGGTAGAAATGGTTGGGGTGAAGAACCTTATGGAGACTCATTTAATAAATTAGTTCAATTAACAGCACTACCAGTAGCAACAGCAAGTGTTGGATCTTTGTTACCTGCGGACGTCGTAGGACTGACTGCACCTAGTGCAGCAACAACAAGTGTTGGAGATATTTCTCCAGCGGATGTTATGGGACTAACTGGAGTATCTGCAACAACAAGTGTTGGTGTGATTTCGGTAGGGCTAGGAGTTCCACTAACTGCACCTGCTGTAGCAACTGCAAGTGTTGGTGCGATTTTACCTGCCGATGTTGTGGGACTAACTGGAGTATCTGCAACTGCAAGTGTTGGAGATGTTGTAATTGATTTAGCACAAAGGGTTTTATTAGATGGCCAGTTAGCAACAACAAGTGTTGGAAATATCATTCCTGAAATAGGGGTGCCATTAACCGGTTTAAGTGCAACGACAAGCGTTGGCTCAATTACGCCTGATGATGTTGTAGGATTGACGGGACTCGAAGCAACTGCAGAGGTAGGTACAACAGGTTTTGGAACATTGGCATACAAAGATATTGACATAACAGGGAATACGTCTTATACAGATGTAACGCACGTAGCTTAGGAGACAAAAATTATGGCATCAACATACTCAGATCTTGGCCTAGAATTAATGGCAACCGGTGAAAACGCTGGTACTTGGGGAACAAAAACAAACGCAAATTTAAACCTTATAGAGCAACTTACAGGTGGTCACTTATCAATATCAATTGCAGGTGGTGCACAAACTACAGCTTTAGATATAGATGACGGTGCTTTAACAGGTACTGCTCAACAAAGAGTTTTAGAATTAACAGGAACAATTACAGGAAATCAAATTGTAACTTTTCCTTTACTTACAGAAAATTTTTATTTTATAAAAAATGGCACAACAGGTGGTCATACAGTTCAATTAAAAGCAGCCTCGGGTTCAGGTGCAACAGTCACTTATTCAACAACTGATAAAGGTTGGAAAATTATTTATCTTGATGGTGTTGCAACAAATACTGGTGTTTATCAACTTAACGATAATTTATCCGGGTTAGTTGTTGGAACTGATGTCCAAGCTTACGACGCGGGACTTGCTGCAATAGCAGGTTTAGCGGTTACTGATGGTAATATAATTGTTGGTAACGGTTCAACATTTGTTGCTGAAAACGGAGCCACTGCTAGAACGTCTCTTGGTGTATCTATTGGAAGTGATGTACAGGCATACGATGCACAATTAGCAGATGTTGCAGGTTTAGCTGTAACTAACGGAGGTTTTATTGTTGGCGATGGTTCTAATTTTGTTTTAGAAACTGGCGCTACTGCAAGAACTTCTATAGGATTAGGAACAGCAGACAACGTAGAATTTGAAGACACACAAGTAGATTCTTTTGGAGTAGGAACTGCTGCATCAGGAACAACTGGAGAAATAAGAGCAACTAATGATGTAACTGCTTTCTATTCTTCAGACGTAGCACTTAAAGAAAATATTACTAACATACCAGATCCAATAGAAGCTATAAAAAAATTAAATGGTGTTTTATTTGATTGGAAAAAAGAATACATGGATAAAAGAGGTGGCGAAGATGGCTACTTTGTGAGAAAAAAAGACGTAGGTGTCATAGCTCAAGAAGTAGAAAAAGTTTTACCAGAAGCTGTTGCACAAAGACCAGACGGTATTAAAGCTGTTAAATATGACAGACTAACTTGTTTACTTATTGAGGCAGTAAAAAAACTTTCAGCGCAAGTTGATAGTTTAACTAAAAAGGAGAGTTAAGAATGGCTGTCCCTTCTACAAATACAAGTTTAGAAGATATTCAAACTGAATTCGGTGGTTCTAATCCAATTTCATTATCAGAATATTATTTAGGTGGTTCCAATGTTTCACCTGGAAGTCCCGCACCTAATGGACCTATTCCATCTTCAGGACAAATTTCAATTGGACAATTTAGAGGTGCTTCAGGAGTCTATAGTATAGACTTTGTAGTAGTAGCAGGCGGTGCTTCAGGTGGAAGTAACGCTAGAGCTAGAGGTTCAGCTGCAGGTGGAGGAGCTGGAGGATATCTAACATCAACACAATCAGTAGCAGCTGGAAATGCAGTGACAGTAACTGTTGGAGCAGCTGGTGGTCAACCACCATCCGGTAGCAGTAAAGGAAACGATGGTTCAAGTTCTTCAGTATCAGGTCCGGGTATAAGTACAGTTTCAACTACAGGAGGCGGCGGTGGCGGCGGAGGTGATATTACTCCTTCAGGACGTAGCGGCGGTTCTGGTGGTGGATCCGGTTATACCGGTGGCGGCGGTGGTTCTGGAACGCCTGGTCAAGGTAATCCTGGTGGTAGCGGTGGTCCTGGTGGCTCTCCTTACGGAGGAGGTGGCGGCGGTGGTGCTGGTGCTTCTGGTACTGGCGGTCACGGTGGTCCTGGTGGATCAGGTTCAGCATCTTCAATTACCGGTTCATCTGTTACAAGAGCAGGTGGCGGCGGAGGTGGAAATGAGTTAGGTGGCGCAGGTGGCGGTGGTTCCGGAGGAGGCGGCGGTGGCGGCCGAAACGGACCCGGAAGTCAAGGTCAATCAAATACAGGTGGTGGTGGCGGAGGTTCCGGTGGAATTTCTAGTTCACACGGTGGCTCTGGCGGAAGCGGTGTAGTTTTATTGAGTGTTCCAACTGCTAAATATTCTGGTACAACATCGGGTTCACCAACAGTTACAACATCGGGTGCAAACACAATAATGAAATTTACTGGAAATGGGAGTTACACAACATAATGGCGCATTTTGCAAAAATAAATTCAAGTGGGATTGTTGAAGAAGTAAATACTGTAGCTAACGAGGTATTACATGATTCTAATGGAATTGAACAAGAAGTAAATGGAATAAATTTTTTAACTGAACTAACAGGTCATTCTTTATGGAAACAAACATCTTATAATACTTATGGAGGTGTTCATAAGTTAGGTGGCACACCATTAAGAAAAAATTATGCTTCAATAGGTTGGACTTATGATGAAAATAAAGATGCTTTTATTGCACCAAAACCTTACAATAGTTGGGTATATAATGAAAACACTGCAGATTGGGATCCACCAGTTGAAAGACCAGATGAATCTACATTAACAGACAATCAGTGTATACATTGGAACGAATCTACGTTAGAATGGGAAATTGAAAATAGAACATAATAAAATATAGAAAGAATTAAAATTGGAAAAAATTAAAAACCCTTCTTGGAATTTTTATTTAGATACAGTTAATCCTTGTGCTTTTTATGGTAATGTATTTTCTAAAGAAGAGTGTGAAAAAATAATTAAAATTGCAAAAAATAAAGGTTTAATTAAAGGAATTACACTTGGGGATACAATCAATGTTAGAGAAAGTAAAATTTGTTGGTTGTATGCAGCTGATGATTTAGAATGGGCTTTTAGAAAACTCACTGATATTATTTTAAATGCTAATGATCGATTTTTTAATTTTGATATTTTTGGTTTAAATGAAGGATTACAGTTTACAAATTATAAAGCTCCTTCAAATAAATATGGAAAACATACAGATAGAAGATTAGGTACTGTTGTTAGAAAATTATCCGTATCAATACAACTAACTGATCCTAAAGAATATGAAGGTGGAGAATTATATCTATATGAAGATGAAAAAGGATCTGAAATGAAAAAAGAACAGGGAACATTAGTAATATTTCCATCTTATATATTACATGAAGTTAAACCTGTAACCAAAGGAGAAAGAAATTCTTTAGTTGCTTGGGTCACAGGTAAACAATTTAAATAATAATTATGAAACAAGAAGACGTAAAATGGTTAGAAGATATAATAAGAGAACAGTCTATTTTGGAATCTGTTGATTATATAAAACAACTTAAATATAAACCTTTATTATATAAAGATGGTTGGTGGATTGAAACTTGTAATCAAATTAACACAAAAGGTTTGTGTTTAGAATTTGGAGTCTTTGAAGGAAATTCAATAAATTTTTTTTCTAATAATTTAAGAGATAGGACTTGGTATGGCTTTGATAGTTTTGAAGGGTTGCAAGAAAACTGGTATGGAGGATATCATGGAAAAGGTTGGTTTAATAAGAACGGAGAAATACCTAATGTAAATGAAAATGTAAAAATTGTTAAAGGTTGGTTTAAAGAAACAGTGCCTTCTTTTTTTAAAGAAAATAAAGAAAAAATATCTTTTATACATATTGATTGTGACACTTATAAATCAACAAAAGATGTATTTGATAATATAAATCCTAAATTATTACAAAATAATACTTTAATATTATTTGATGATTACCATTCTTATTGGGGTTGGAAAGAAAATACATTTAAAGTATGGAAAGAATATGTACACGAAAATAATATAAAATATGAATATGTTTTTTTTGGAAAAGTCCAAGCTTTAATAAAAATTATTAAATGAATCTAGAAAAAGAAATTATGATATTTGATGATATCATACCAGTAGAAGAACAAAATAAATTAGCAGAGACTTTATTGGGAAGATATTTTCCTTGGTTTTATTTATCTGATATAACTGATAATTATAAAAAAGACAGTCAAGGAAGACCTGCTTTATCTCATATATTTGTTTTAAACAGTGAACCCAATAGTAGTTACATAGATAATGTAAGACCTATTCTTGATTCTACTTGTTCAGCTTTGCATTATAATAAAGTAAATATATTAAGAATTAATGCTAATTTACAATTTCCTCTAAATTTAAAATCAAAAGAATTAGATACTCCTCACGTAGATACAGATAAAAAACACAAAGTTTTTTTATACTATGTGACTGATAATGAAGCACATACCGTGATTTTTAATAATGGATTTACTAGAAAAATAAAACCTAAAAAAGGAAGAGTAGTTATGTTTGATGGATCTTTATTACATACAGCAGAACAACCCACCAAAGATATTCGTTGCGTAATTAATTTTAATATTGAATGTCTATAATCCATAGATTTGCAAATTCTTTTTTAGAAGAAATTACTTATCCAAGTAAAACGGAATCTTGGCATGTGCAAGGAATGTTAAAAAATAAATCTAATCAGATATTTAAATTCGACGTACGAGGTATGTCACAAGGAGATAACGAAAAATTACAGAAAAAAGGTAGTACCCGGTCTACAGCAGACAAAATGGTATTTGAAACAGATATTAATTGGGTGATATTTGATACTTTGGAAATAAATAAATATGTAATAGATAGGTATAATAAAAAACAAAGCACTAAAGATATTTTATTTGAAGATTTATTTAATGAATTAGACTGGAATATAGTACTGCCAAAATGATAGATATAAAAAGAAAAGTTTTACGAGGTTTTTTAAGAATTGAAAAATCTTTTAATCTAGTATAAACCCTACTAAACTAGGGATTAATATGTTACAAAAATTAGGATTTGCACCGGGATTTAACAAACAAGTTACAGAAACAGGAGCCGAAGGGCAATGGTTTGATGGTGATAATGTTCGTTTTAGATATGGTAGTCCCGAAAAAATAGGTGGCTGGAGCCAACATGGCACAAGTAAATTAACAGGTGCCGCAAGAGCCATACATCATTGGGAGAACAATGACCCTGTTAAATATGCTGCTATAGGAACCAATAAAATTTTATATGTTCTTCAAGGAGACATATATTACGATATTCATCCTATTAGAGAAACTTTAACCGGAGTTGATTTTACAACAACTGCCTCATCACCTACTGTCACTATTACATGTACCGGGGCTCATGGGTTAATACAAAATGACATTGTTTTGTTTGATAGTGTAACTGGTTTATCGGGCTCTACTTTTACCAATGCCTCGTTTGAAGATTTAAAATTTATGGTAACAACTGTACCCAGTTCCACCACATTTACAGTAACTATGACTACTGTAGAATCAGGAACTCCTGTAACTAACGGTGGATCAGCTTCTGTTCTTTGTTATTACAACGTAGGTCCTTCTCAACAAGTAGGTGGTTTTGGATGGGGAACTGCAAACTACGGCGGTCAAGCTACTAGTGCTGTAACTACAACTTTGGCTTCTACTATAAATGATACCGTAACCGACATTCCTTTAACTAGTTCTACTTCCTTTCCTTCTTCTGGAAAAATACAAATCGGATCAGAAAATATTAGTTACACAGCTAACAATACAGCTACAGGAGTTTTAAGCGGAGGAGCTAGGGAAATAAATGGCACAACTAAAGCAGCACATAGTGGTGGAGCAACAGTTACAAATATTACTGACTATGTTGCATGGGGTGATGCCTCTACAACAGATGTTACTATATCACCAGGTTTATGGGTTTTAGATAACTATGGTACAAAACTTATTGCATTAATCTATAATGGACCTGTTTTTGAATGGGATGGCGCACCTACTAATGCTACCTCTGTAAGAGCAACTATTATACCAAACGCTCCTACAAAATCAAGACATGTGTTAGTATCAACTCCCGATAGACACTTGGTATTTTTTGGAACAGAAACAACTGTAGGTAATAGTAGTACACAAGACGATATGTTTATTAGATTTTCAGATCAAGAAAGTATTGATCAAACCGATTCTTATACGGTTACCGCAAATAATACCGCAGGTACACAAAGACTTTCCGACGGATCAAGAATCATAGGAGCCATTAAAGGTAGAGACGCAATTTATGTTTGGACAGATACGGCATTATTTTTAATGCAATTTGTTGGAGCGCCTTTTACATTTTCTTTTCAACAGGTAGGTACTAACTGTGGATTGATTGGTAAGAACGCTGCTATTGAAGCTGATGGTTCGCCCTACTGGATGTCTGAAAATGGTTTCTTTACATACGACGGTCAAGTAAAATCTATGCCATGTTTAGTTGAAGACTTTGTTTTCGATGATTTAAATACAACAGCAAGAGATCTCATTAATGCAGGTTTAAATAATTTATTTGGAGAGATAACTTGGTTTTATTGTAACAGCGCATCACCTGTTGTTAATAGACAGGTTACCTATAACTATTTAGACTCAACAACAAAACAACCTATATGGACTACCGGATCTTTAGCAAGAACTGCTTGGCAAGATTCTTCAGTATTTAATTTACCTAACGCAACCTACTTTACAGCTAGCGACAACGATTCTTTTGATGTCATTGGTAACACGGATGGAATTTCTATATATTATAATCAGGAAACAGGGACCGATCAAGTTAATGCCAGTGGTGTTACTGCAATACCTGCTAATATTGTTTCTGGTGATTTTGACATTACCCAACGTAGAAGTAATACAGGACAAACTGTAGGAATGCCTGATATTAGAGGAGACGGTGAATTTATAATGAGAATTAGTAGATTTATACCAGATTTTATTGATCAAACAGGAAACACAACAATTAAATTTAAGACAAGAATTTATCCAAACAGCACACAAGTTACAAATAGCTTTACTTGTAGTCCTTCTACGACTAAAAAAGATGTGCGTGTAAGAGCTAGACAAATAGCTTTAGAGGTTGCCAATACTGCTGTTGGAGAAGATTGGAAACTAGGAACATTTAGATTAGACATACATCCTGGAGGAAGAAGATAATGGTAGCTTTTTACAACGCAGCTGATCAAGAGCTTTACAAAAAATATCAATATTTACCTCAAGAAAAATATAGACTAGGTCTTAATTTACCAAAAGAAGCACCAGTAGTTAACCAAGGTATTGTAAATACAAACGCTTTTGCAAACTCTGGTGGTGACAATAATTTTAATCTAGCAGGAAATAATTTTAATCTAGCGGGAAATATGTTTGGAGAAGGAACCGCCGTTAGTCCTGTTTTTGGCAACAGTTATATAGATACAGTTAGAAGAGAAGGTGCAGATTCTTTGCCTGCATATGAAAAGTTAATTCAAGCAGGAGGAACTGCTCCAGGTGGTCTATTTCAAACTGATTATTTTCCTGGAATTAAAAATGAATTAGTAGATGCATCGGGTAGAATTGCTGGTCAACCAGGTTATAATCCTAACATAAGTATGTCTGAAGATGCTTTTGAAAAAGCAGAAGATAAAAGAGGGTTTTTAGCTACGTTAATAAATAACGCTAAACAAGGTATGACAAATCTTCCTGGTTGGGCAAAAGCTGCAATAACGGCTGCAGGAATGATAAATCCTTTTACAATTATTCCAAAACTTATTGGTAAGGGTGGAGAAGGTGGTCCTACTTATGGTATAGCAGGGTTAAGTGATTCACAAAAACAATACTATGATTCGTTAGCTAGTCAAGGATTATTATTTAATGATTCAGGTATATTAAAAACTATGACTGGTAAAAATTTTATGGGTAAAGGTTATCTTGAAGGTCAACTAGATATTTATAATGATAAATTTGCAAACATGACTGAAGAAGAAATTGAGGAATTAAAAAACGATCCAAGAAAACAATTTAAATATAAACAATACCTAGAATCATCTTCAATGTTTAAAGACAATCAAAAACAACAAGAAGCTGAAGCAAAAAGCATAAGCAACCAATTATCGGCAGCTGCTGCAGCAAAATCTAAAAACGCAGCTTTATCAGCAATTAAAAAACAAGGACAAGCAAGCTATAACCCTAATATACATGGACAGACTAATTATGGACGAGATAGTCAAGGTAATCAATCTTTTGATATGGGAAATCAAGGATTCGGTATTGGTTCGGATGGTGGTCCAGTAAGTAATAGAACAGGTAGCGGAAGAACAGGTTTTGCATACGGAGGACTAGCAAGTATTTTATAATGGCAAAAATTGTACAATCATTAACTAGAGCTACAGAAGAGTATGAACAAAGAAATATACAGTCTTTAGTTAGAGACCTAGATGCTGTAATAACAAAATTAAACACCTCTTTTCAAGAAGAAGTAAAACAAGAAATAGAAGCTAAAAGTTTCTTTTTAGAATAATGACAATATCTAATTTATATAAATTTGTAGGCATAGATAATAGCACAAGTGGTGGAGCACTTACACCCCTAGGAAGTGGAAATCCTTTAGTTAGTGAAACTTATATTATTAAATCTATTCTTGTTACATCCGCAGGCACACCTACTGTGACTGTTACAAACAACAGTATTACAGCTATAAAATCTTCACAATTAACAGCTAACACAACAACAGAATTATTAACACAGCCTTTAATAGTAGAAGGCGGTAAAACTTTTACAGTACAGTCAAGTACTTCTGACTCGTTTGATGTAGCTATCAGCTATCTAAACATTAAAAAAGGAGAAATAGACTAATGAAAATAATGGAACCTACGAAGGTAGAAACAGTATATAGACATAAGGAAACAGGAGAGCTTTTTAAAGAAAGAAAAGACTGGGAAAGCAGGGGTTTTAAAAATGAAGACATGGCACAAGATGTAAAAGTATTTATGCCACCTCTTGATTTGTTGTCAAAAACCAAGTAAACATAAGAATTAAGGTAAATTTATGGCAATATCTAGAATGCAAGAACCCCAGCAAATACAATCAGGAATAGGTTCCTTACAGGACCCTAGACAAGGTTATTTTTTAGGTAAACTTGTAAAGAAAGCTGGTCGTGCTGTAAAGAAAGTTGTTAAAAGTCCTTTAGGTAAAGCTGCGTTATTTGCAGCGGGTGCGAACTTTGCACCAATGTTATTTGGTAAACAAACTTTATTATCACAATTTGGATCCGGTGGAGGTTTAGGTGGTTTGTTAAGTAAACTTAAAAGTGGTGAA